AATCCAGACCGCCTATACACCTTTGAATCTACAGCCCGTGGTTTTAATATGTTTCACGATATGTACACCACCGCTAAACGGGCAAGAACCCAGCGGGCAATTTTCTGTGGCTGGTGGCGCAATGAACTGTATTCCTTAGATCCTGAAGGGCAGACCTACAAAGTCTATTGGGATGGCAAGCTCACTGGAGAGGAAAAAGAGTGGACTAGGGATATTAAGAAACTGTATGGCGTAGAGATCAATTCCCGCCAGATAGCATGGTGGCGCTGGAAGCTATACGAGGGTATCAAAGACGATAGCCTGATGTATCAAGAGTTTCCACCTACTGAGGACTATGCCTTTGTCATGACAGGCACATCCTTCTTTTCCAATGCACGGTGTACCGATGCCGTCAAACGATTAAAGAAAGTTCCCTATGATTCTTATCGATATAGCTTTGGCGTTAACTTTCAAGATACGGAAGTGCTTAAATCGACTGAAAGATTGGCTACTCTCAAAGTCTGGGAAGAACCAGTTGACACTGCTTATTATGTTATTGGCGCTGATCCAGCTTACGGTAGTAGCGATTGGGCTGACCGCTTTTGTATCCAAGTGTTGCGAGTTTACGCTGATGGACTTGAGCAGGTTGCTACATTTGCCACCTCTGAAATGAACACCTATCAGTTTGCGTGGGTCATAGCCCACCTAGCTGGTGCATACAAAAACTCTACGCTAAACCTCGAAATCAATGGTCCAGGTCAAGCGGTCATCAATGAACTGCGTAACCTCAAGCGCCAAGCTGCTGCGATGGGTACAGCGTTGGGCAAAGACCTCATGGATGTGTACGGCAATATGCAAAACTATATCTGGCGTAGGAACGACACCATAGGCGGGCTATCTAATTCGATTGGCTGGATGACTACGGCAGCGACTAAAGAGCGGATGCTCACCTACATGAAGGATTATTTTGAGCGTGGGATGTTAGACATCTGGGATATGGACACCATTGAGGAGATGAAAACCACTATTCGTGATGGGTCATCTATTGAAGCATCAGGGCGTAATAAGGATGACAGGGTAATTGCTACCGCCTTAGCTTGCGCTGCCTATGCTGAGCAGGTCCAGCCAAGGCTAATAGCCCAGAAGTTAACCCGCAAAGTATCCCGTGTCCAGGATGACTTTACCCCTGAACAGCTCACAGTAGGTCGTAATGTATCGGATTACCTCAAAAGAATAGGCGTATATGGCAACACAACTGGAAATCCATCCTAGATCTGAGCTAAGACGCATCATTAAGCGCTTTTTAAAGGATAAAGAGCGTGGTATTAGTATTCCGCTGTTTGCTGACCTTGCTGGTATCTCAGTAGCGCACCTACGGGATGTATTTATCAATGAGAGCGAACCGATGACCGAATATGTCCAAAGACGGGTATCAAAAGCCTATCAAGAGTGGATTCGTGGCGAAGTAGCCATCATGCAGAACCGTGATTGCTCATTATTTGTGCAATACCGCAAAGAAGCTAAGCCAATATTGCATAGATCATCTAAATTGACATTGGTTAATGGCGAGATTAAGATTAACATGGGTATTAAACCGAAGTATGATTATTCTGATTTAACACTTGACGAGCAACTGAAGGGGAAATAACAATGGCAGTAATAAACGATTACAAATGTCCGAAGCATGGGTACTTTGAATCCCGTAAACCACAATGTCCAATGAAGGATTGTCATGAAGAAGTTATGGTCGTATTTTTGCAAGCTCCTAACCTTATCAGCAACAAAACCAAGTTCACCGATAAGTCCACCAAACAACTCGCCATTGAGTTCGGAATGTCCGACATCAAAACCACCCGTGAAGGCGAACACCAAGAAGGCTTCCTCACTAAGAAAAACAAGTTCACCGAAAAAGAGTACGAGCAAGCCGAAAAGTACGCAACCCGCAAAAAAGGCGTTGACAAAGACAAGCTCTCCAGAAAACCCATCCCGCAACCAGAAGCCCCGAAAGAAGCACGCCCAGGCGATTCTGCTATCTGGGGAGGTGGTTCGCAAGGCTTCCAAGGATTGAATATGCAATCCCTTCTTCGAGGTGGTGCAATTAAACCTGTGAGAGATGAACAAGTAGGCTTGACACCGCAACAAGCTGGAGTTATAAAAGGACCTACAATTGATCCAAGCTCTACAATGAGAGATCCTGATAACTTACAGATTAAGCGATGAGAATACCTAATTCACCTGAAGATAGAGAAGATTTTTATTTAGATCTCATTGCAAAATGTTCGGTATCCAGAGAAGCCCGCAAAGGTGATTACACCACCCAGCGGGCTTATTACTTGTTTGGCGCAGGTCCTGAAGAACCACCAGCGTACTTCAACAAGATCAATCCTCACTTAGATCAGTTAACCAGTTTTCTTTACAGCTCTGAAACCACACGCTTTTCAATTCAATTGGGAGCGTCTGTCAATGATGCAGAGCAACGCAAGACACCACGGCTAACTCAAGCTCTCAATGATGAGTGGCTAAATTCCAATGCAGATCAAGTGTTCTCGACTGCTTTGACTTGGGCGCTGTGCTACAACACCACTTTTGTCAAGCTGGTTTACAACAACGGTATTAACCCGTACCTGATTGAACCTGATTCTATTGGGGTGTTAAGAGAAGATATTAGTTATACAGACAGGCAAGAAGCCCTTGTTCAAACCTACTACATCACTAAGAGTGAACTATATGCCCGTCTGTATTCACATCCCAAGCGTGATGACATCGTAAAACGAATTACTACAGGCACACGGGTATCTGAATCAGAGATTCCTGAAGCAGTCAATCGTATTGTCATGTCGCAAACCAACCCAACTATTTACGGCAATATCAATCTGGATTTGTATGGCGTAAATCGCTACAAGCCCCAAGTGGCTGAAGATACAGTCGAGATGACTGAGCTGTGGGTATGGAATGACGAAACCCAAGACTATCAAGTGGTCACTACCGCAGCGCCTAATGTCATTATTTACGACAGACCTGGCGCATCTTTGTTCCTTAAAGGAGAGTGTCCATTCGTACAGATCTGCCCTAACCCCTTGCCAAACTACTTCTGGGGTGCATCCGAAGTGCAAAAGCTCATGCAATTGCAAGTATTGCTAAATGTGCGTTGGGTAGAGATTTTAGATCTGTTATCTAAGCAAGTTAGCCCTCCAACAGCATTAACTGGCTTTTCGGGCATTTTAGATGAGAAAAATTTTGCATTAAACCGTGCTGGTGGATTATTAAGCTCTGATATGCCTAATGCTAAAGCAGAGCGCTTAGCACCACAAATGCCACCTGATTTATTTGAAGTAGTGCATGAAATTAGCGCTATGTTTGAAGAAGTATCGGGTATTGGTAATGTCTTGCAAGGTAAAGGCGAAGCAGGTGTCAGAAGCGCAGGTCATGCCAGCCAATTAGCCAGATTAGGTAGCTCAAGAGCTAAAAAACGGGCTTTGATTGTAGAAGATAGCTTGGAAAAGGTCGCAACCTTGTACCTCAAGCTCATGCAACAGTACGATCCAACGCATTACAAAGATACCGAAGATGTGCCATTTATTGCAGAGCAATTTACTAATGACTATGTAGTGAAAGTAGATGCTCACTCTAACAGCCCAATCTTTACAGAAGATACAAAACAACTGGCATTTAATTTATTTAAAGCTGGAGCAATTGATAAAGAATCTTTACTTGACATGGTGGAAGCTCCAGGTAAACAATTACTAAAACAGCGTTTGAAGAAAATGGAAGCAGAAAAAGCAAGTCAACCGCCACCACAAGCGTTGAAAGAGAAACCCACGAAGAAAGAGGGCGCATAAATGGCACTTGGTAATGTACAACCTAAAGCAGACCAACCTAGAGTAACCACGGAATCACTTAAGCGTGGTGAAAAAGCACCCAATTTGCAGTATCGTGTACAAGGGATTCAGAGTTTTGATCGCAGTCCTAAAACTCGGAATTACGGTAGGACAGTTAGGGGATAGTCAATTTTGGAGAGCATCATGGCACGCAAAATGAAAAAAGGTCGTAAAAGCTGCAAGTAATCAATCTAGGGGATAGTTAATTTAGGAGATTCCAAATGCGTAAAATGCACAAGAAATCACGCAAGTCCAAGCGTTAATTAGTTTCCTTCACGGGAGAAAAGGGGTGTGGCTGCCTTCCCCATGAAATAGGTGACCGCTGCTAATTAGGAGATTCCAACATGGCACGCAAAGCTCGTAAAGGTCGTAAAGCTCGTAAGTAATCCGTAAGGATTGCTTTGGGTGACCAAACTAGTCCTACGGGGAGGAGGAAACTAAATAAACCTCCCCACTTGACAATTGATAGTTTAAGATTACGATTACTGAAAACTTAATAGGAAAAAATTATGGGCGTACCTTCAGACCAGTTAATGCAAATGATTAAATCCCAACGGGATAGTGCAACCCCTACTGGTGTACCCCAAGCTCCTGAAGTTCCTACAGGAATGTCTGAAAACTCCGCTGCTCCAATGGGATCTCCAATGAGTACCCCAGAACCCAAGATGGGTAACCGTGAAGCAGCCATGATTAACTTATCTATGGCGCAAGACTTGTTAGAACAAGCTCTGCCAGCCGTAGGATCAGATTCTGAAGAAGGTCGTTCTATTTTGAACGCCATCGGTGTAATTAACAAAGTAATTGGACCTAAAAAATCCAAGACCAACGAATTGCAACCTACTGAGATTATGCAGATGTTGCAAACATTACCCCAAGCTGGCGGTGCAACGGCTGAAGGCAAAGCAATGGCACAAGCACCAACAATCCCAGGTATGTCCACTCCAGTACCTCCTCCACCTACAGGTGGCGGTTTACCAGGT